AGCTGCAAAAGAAATGGCAGAGGTTAGGCTTGACAACTTAACAGGAGATACAACAAAACTAGGCTCGGCTTGGGAGGGCTTTCTTTTATCTATAGAGGACGGCTCTAATATTATAAATAACTTAGTTAGAGGATTTATTCAAGCAGGTACTGCCGTCTTATCTTTCTTAACGCCAACAAAGGATTTGGCAGATGCTTTAAGAGATGAACAAACAGAGTTGTTTTTGTTAGAGTCTCAGCTACTAGATACTAACACAAGCGAGCGAGAAAGAGTAAAAATAATAAAAGGGTTGCAAGATAAATACCCAGATTTCTTAAAAAATATATCTGCGGAGAAAGTAACTAATCAGCAATTAAAGACCGCTTTAAAAGGTGTTAACGAGCAATTAATACAAAAGATTTTAATATCTTCACAAGAGGAGGAACTTGCAGAAAAGTTAAAAAAGGCAGGCGAGGACGCTCAAGAGGTAGGGGAAAGAACTTTATCTTTAAGAGAGCAAATAGCTAGGAATAACAGAAAGTTTAATTTAGAGGCAATTGAGGGAACTTTAGAAGAGCAAGCCGCCGAGCAAAAAAGACAGCTTTTAGAAAAGCAAGGAGTTACTAGTACAATAGAATTACAGGGTAGTATTAAAGACGGGTATACAGCTCAAGCTCAAGCAGCTATAGACCTAGAGAAAGGCGTAAAAAAGTTAAACGGTAGCCAAGAGGATTATAACGAGTCTTTAGAAGTAGTAAACAAAACTACCCAAAGAAATAAAGAAATATTAGCAGAGTTAGGGATAGTCTTAGACGATACAAACGACTCAATAGATGAGACAGTAGACGAAACAACAAACCTAACAGACGAAACAAAATCTTTAATTGCTGTACAAGAGGCACTTTTAGAAAACGCTAAATTATTGCCAGAAACTACAGAGGCAGAAATAGCCGCAAAAAACAGGACAATACAATTAATTGACGAAGAGATAAAAAGGCTTAAAGAGCTAGGCGTTATCAAAGAGGAGAAACTAAAAAAAGATACCACAGAGGCAGACGAAAAAGCTAGACTAGAAAGATTAAATGAGCTTGAAGATTTAAGGCTTGCAGCAATGCGAGATAAAGGCGCTCAAGAGCTTGCGATAAAAGAAAATGTAGAAAAGCAAAAGCGAGCAATGGAGGACGCTACTATAAACCATACAAAGGCAGGTATAGGTATATTGTCGTCTCTAGCAGGAGAAAACAAAGCGTTACAGGCAACGGCTTTAATTGCTGAGAACGCCGTAGGTATTGCCGAAACGGTTATGTCTGCGTCTAAAAGTATATCCGCTAGAACGGCGGCTCATAACGCTATCCCTTTAATGATAGGAGCGTTCCCAAACCCTGCTAAAATTGCAGACGGAATTTCACTACCTATAGATATAGCAAGCACAAAACTATCCGCAGGAATCGGAATAGCTACCTCTGGTATTGCTTTAGCTAAAGGACTCGCAGCTTTAGGTAAAGGAGGCGCAGGAGCAGGCGGAGGCGCTAATTTAGGCGGAGGCGATACCGCAGGAGCAGAGGCTCCAGCGTTTAATCTAGTAGAGGGTAGCGAGAGTAACGCAATACAACAAAGCATACAAGGGCAAGAGAACGCAGTTAAAGCGTACGTCGTGAGCGGCGAGGTTACAACAGCTCAAAGCGCAGACCGCAACATAGTAGAGGGTAGCGGATTTTAGAAATAGTGAAACAATAAAGGAATTTTTTCGTTAATATAATATAAAACTATGAAGAGATACGAGGGCAAATACAATAAAAAGAGCAAAGGAGTCTTTGCTATTAGTTTGGTAAACGCGCCTGCGACAGGCGAACATTATATCGCAATGGCTAAACAAGAGAAGATTGTAAAGTTTGCGAAAGTAGACGAAGAGCAGCGTATTTTAATGGGGTTAGTTTTACAGCCCGACCAATTAATCTACAGAGTAGACGAGGACGGTAACGAGTTTGAAATGTTTTTTAGCGCTGAAACAATAAAAGATTTTTCTCAAAACTTTTTTCAGTCTGGATTTCAACTAAACTCTAAGCTAGAACATGACGAGCCTATCGAGGGCGTTACGTTTGTAGAGTCGTGGCTAGTCGAAAACCCAAAAGTAGATAAGTCCGCAGCGTTTGGATTAGAATATCCAAAAGGCTCTTGGCTAGTTTCTATGAAAGTAGACAACGACGACATTTGGAATAACTATATCAAAACGGGCGAATTAAAAGGATTCTCTATTGACGGAATGGTAGAGCTTGAGGAAGTAAATTTTAAATCAAATATACAAATGAGTAAAAGTAACAAGAATATCCTTGCCTTGCTAAAACAGATAGTATCTGGAGCAGAGCAGGAGGTAGAGGTAACTCTAGGAAGTGTAAAATCTGGCGAGCTAGATATTCAATTTGACGGCGAAACTTTAGAGGTGGGCGCTCCTGTCTTTTTATTGGCAGACGAGGAGAAAGTATCTCTAGCCGACGGAACGTATAAAATAGACGAGGGCGGCGAAATCGTTGTAAAAGACGGACTAGTAGAGTCTATGTCTGAGGCTGAGGCTGAGGAGGAAGTAGCTCCAGAGGCTGAGGAAGTAGTAGACGCAGAGCTTGAAGAGGAAGTAATCGAGGAAGTAAACGCAGACGAGGAGTCTATGAAAGTAATAAAAGAGATTTTAGACGATATGTTTAAGGCTTACGCTGAGAGTATGGAAATTAAAATGAGCGCTTTAGATGCTAAACTAGAAACTTTAACGTCTGAAAACGTAGAGTTAAAAGAGCAGGTAGTAACACTTTCGGCGCAGCCTTCTGTAGAGCCTGTTAGCTCACAACCAAAACAAGTAACTTTAACAAAGCAAGGACGTATCCTTGAGGCTATTAAACTAGCAAATCAAAACAAGTAAATTAATTAATTTAAAATAGATAAAGAAATGGCAATTACATCAAATTACGCAGGGCAGGCAGCAGTAGATATTATGCTACAGGCTATCAAGGAAGAGGATACTCTTAGACTTGGACTAATTAACGTTGTACCAGACGTAGGGTACAAACTAAACTTGAGAAACTTAGACGTTACTCTTGGAGTAGTAGACTACGCTTGTGGTACTACCGCAGCAACAGACGCTGTAGCTTACTCTGAGAAAGTACTAACACTTTCAAAGTTTAAAAATGAATTTACAATCTGTAAAGAGGATTTTCGCCCAACATGGAGCGGCGAGTCTATGGGAGCATCTGCTTTTAACGACCAAACACCTCAAGAGATTGCAGACGCTATCGTAGCAGATACAGCAGGAAAATTAGCTGAATGGTTTGAAAACCAAATCTGGAACGGCTCTGGAGCAGCAGGACAAATGAGCGGATTAATCACGCAGTTTGCAGCAGACGGAGACGTTATAAAAGCAAACAACGGGATTACAGCAATCGGAGCGGCTATCTCTACGACTAACGTACTAGCAGCATTCGACGCAGCAACAGGCGCACTACCTTACGCACTAAGACGTAAGTCAGTAAACTTTATCGTATCTCCAGACGTTGCAGATGCTTACACAAAGTTACTTATCCAAAACGGAGCAGCTAACGGATTAGGTGGAGACGCTAACACAGGATTAGTATACGGACGTTACAACGTGCAAGTTGTAAACGGATTACCAGATAATACAATCGTATTATTCGAGAAGTCTAATATCACTATGGGTACAGGATTAGCCTCAGACGCTACCTCTATTAGAGTGAAAGACCTTGACGAAGTAGATTTAAGCGGAAACGTTTTATACAAGTCTGTATTCGGTGGCGCTGTAGGATATTCTTACGGAACTGAGATAGTTTGGTTACTTACAACAACAGCCTAAATACTAGGGGGGTGTAAAAACCCCCTTTTTTAAAACATTATATAACAGTTAGACTATAATCTAACTACCTAAAAATCAATAACTTATGGCATGTTTATTAACATCTGGAAGAGCTAAAGTGTGTAAGGACGGGCTTGGCGGTCAGTCTACACTATACCTCTTTGACAGCCTGCCCGATGCTTTTACCGTTTCAAACGGAGAGGCTACGGCAATGAATGTATTATTAACTGCGGCGTTTGCTTATCCTTTAGAGGGAGACGGCAATACACTAGAGCAGTCAATGGTAGGAGACAGAAATACTAGCAGTCGAGTAAATACTCAGACGCTAACAACCGTTTTGAAATCTATGGACGCTGCGACAAACGCAGAGTTTAATCTATTAGTAGCAGGGTATCCGTCGGCGGTAGTAGTGGACAGAAACGGCAACTATATAGCTTTAGGACTTGACGACGGTATCGACTTTACAGTCGTAGCATCGACAGGTGGAGCTAAAACCGACGGAAATATGTACACGTTAACAGGAATCGCGACAACTAAAGATTTGGCGCCTTTCTTAGATTCGGCAACACAAAGCTCGTTTTTAGCGGTAGTATCTTAATTTAGTTTTATTCTCTCAAAGAGCCTTGCATTGATTTGTGAGGCTTTTTTTTTTGCTTAATAGAAACAAAAAGAGACTTTTTTCGTTTTAATTATATACAAGTTTGTTTTATGATAGTAAACCCTAATTTAACGACTCACACAATAAAGCTAGTACCTAGATTTTCAACGTCTAATGTATTAACGCTTACAGTTACGAATAGTACTTTAGGAACGTCTACAGATTTAACAACAACTTACACAACGGGCGGCGATTATAAGCTTGCTCTTACGTTTGACTATACGTTTACAGCCGAAAGTAGCTATCAGTTAAAATTAACCGACGACGTAACTAACGAGATAGTTTATAGAGGTCTAGTTTTAGCAACTACTCAAAACTCACAAACATATAAACTAACGGAAAACCTATACAGATGGTAATATTATGAGCGATATAAAACTAATAACACTCACGAACTACGTTAGACCGCCATTAATGGAGGATAAGTCTAGGGATTGGGTAATGAACGGCAAATTAAACCAATACTATAACTACATTATAGACAGGAATAACGGCTCGCCAACAAATGCGAGTATAAACGAGTCTTATACTACCTTAATATATGGCAAAGGACTACGTACATCGAGCGGAGCTTTAGGCGCTGAGGGTTGGGGTAGACTACAAACGATATTAAGACCTAGAGAACTGCGTAAAATGGTGCGAGACTTTCAAGTTTTCGGCGAGTTTTCTTTTGAAATAATAGAAAGCAAGGGCGGAGAGTTACATTCTTTAACTCACGTGCCTAAAGAGATGTTAATTCCTGCGATTGCAAATGAAAAAAACGAAATAGAGAAGTACTGGTTTTCTAGAAATTGGCAGAAATATACCGATATAGATTACACGCCTATATCATTCCCTGCGTTTGGAGCGCAAAAAGGTAACTCGATGTTTGTAGCTAGACCTTATACCGTTGGAAATGAGTACTTTGGTAGTCCAGACTATAGCTCTGGGCTTGTATATGCTGAAATCGAAGAGGAGCTATCGAATATGTATATCTCGTCTATTAAAAACGGATTAAGCGCAGGCTATATTATCAATATACCAAACGGAACTAATTACACTCCAGAGGAGAAAGAGGAATTCGAAAGACAGGTTAAAAAGAAACTGACAAGCTCAAGCAACGCGTCGAATTTTATTATCAGTTTTAACGACCAAGAGGTAGCAATAGACGTAACGCCGTTTCCTGTTAATAGTAGCGTTCACAAACAATGGGATACGCTAACAGAGCAAGCTAAAACGCAGTTAATGACTGCGCACAGAGTAATTAGTCCAAGTCTTGTAGGCTTATCGTCTGCAAGTGGTTTTAGCTCTGTAGCCGACGAAATGGATATGAGCGAGCGCCAAACTATTAAGAGGGTAATAAAGCCAAAACAAGACTTTGTTATCGAGTCTTTAGAGGAGGTGTTAGTACATTACGGGATTAACCTAGACTTATACTTTGCGCCTTTAACAGAGGAGAAAATAGAAGTTAAAGAGGAAACCGCAGAGCTTAGCTCTCACGTTTGCATGAGCGACGGAGCGCCTACTGAACTAGCCGACTCTTTAATAGAGTTAGGCGAAACCCTAGACGCCTCAGAGTGGACGATGCTAAGTAGTGCGGACGTAGATTACGATACAGACGGCGATTTGTACGATTTGGTAGAGTTTGCAACG